TCGAGCATTATTCTACGAGAACAAACGTAGGGTAATGACAAGATGCGGACGTAAATGGGGTAAAACAGAGATGTCATTGTACGTACTCCACCGTTGGGCAATGACAACTCCAAATGCTCAGTTCTATTACATAGCTCCATATTATAATCAGGCCTCAGAACTTATCTGGAAGCCGGGAAGATTACAAAATTTCCTAGGAATTCACAGAGATAAGTACATTGCAGATTTCCATGAGACAGATAAACGAGTAGTATTTAAGAATGGTTCGTTTATCAAGCTAGTAGGGTCAGATAACTACGAAGCTGGTCGGGGTCTTAACCCAGATGGAGCTGTATATGATGAGTTCAAAGATCACGACTACCGCTTCCATCAAGGTTTTGCGGATAACCTTCTTGCGAAAAAAGCTCCTTTACTTATCGTGGGAACGCCTCCCGAATTGTTTGATCATTTCTTTGTCCGTACTGAAGAAGAGTTCAAGCTCGATCCCCGTGGAGCGTATTTTAAACGTCCCACTCATACGAATCCGTATATCGATAAGGAAGAACTAGAACTAGAAAAACAAGCCGCCATAAACAAAGGCGAGTGGGCCAAGTACATGAGGGAGATCGAAGCCGAGATCGTTCCCGGTGGTGCAAATGCCATTTTCCCCATGCTAGACATTCCAAGATACGATGAAAAAGGAGATTTCATTGGAGAATCACGACACGTTAAACCACATCAAAAACTTATTGAAGAAGTTACGGGTTCATGGCGTGATTGGCAATATTTTGTGGCTTACGACCCAGGATCGGCTGCGTGTTTTGCTGCTGTATTCGCTGCCGTTAATCGCTATACTAAGAAAGTTATTATCTTAGATGAGATCTACGAAAAGCGTAAGATGGAAATGTCTACTAGGAAAATTTATCCTAGATCCATGACCAAGATGCAAACTTTAATTCCTCGGGCCGAATGGCATGAGGTATATGACTATGCAGCTACTTGGTTTCAGAATGAAGTCCAATCAGAATACCGTAGATCAATCATGCCATGTACTAAAGATATTAATAAGAAAGAAGAAAAGCTCAGTTCTATTAAAGACTTCTTGTTAGAAGATTTGTTCGTAATGTCTGATAGATGCAAGGGACTTATAACAGAAATGTCCACGTATGCTACAGATGAATCGGGCAAGATACCGAAACTTAACGATCACGCAATTGATGCTGTTAGATATATGTTCAATGCAGCTTACTTATCCACAGTTCCAAGAGATAGACACAAAAGACCTGATGACAGAAGAACTTGGAGTGAAATAGACTATATGCCAGACGAAGACATAGCTGACATGCCCATAGACTTTGATGAAGACTTAACAGAGGATTGGTACGAATGATTAGTGACATTGAAGATTATTTAGAAAGAAGGAAGAACCTATACCCACAACCGCAGTTTATTGTGGTGTCGGAAATTAAACAAGGAACTGACGTAGTCTATATCGCAAAGATCGATAATAGATTTTCTGGGGACTTTAAAGAAACCATAACAGATGCAATAAATAGCCTCGTCGCAGTCCTACAAGCCGCTGGAGAAATATAATGATTAATTTAGTTATTCCTACACTTATCATGGCAACAATATCCTTAGTAGTAGCTATCGCAGCACTTGTTTTAGTGCTTGCTCAAAAATTCAGTACGCATAAAATTGAATGGAAGCCAATTGAGCTACATGGGTTAAGCGAAGAAGACAAGTTTAAGGAAGAAGAAGATTTACAATTGTCTAAAGAAGATGAGTTCTTGGCAAATGCATTGAGCTTGTCTAAAAAAGCAAAAAAGAAAAGAGACGAAGATCCATTGGATGAGATCTTAGAGACAAATAATTTCTAATAGGAGACATATATGGCATTTGAGACCTTTGATGATTTGGACTCGCCTTTATCGGCTGAAGCGGTAGTCCCTTTTCAATTTAGAGAAGATAAAACCGAAGATGGGACTAAGGAGTGGCTAAATCACAGGTTCAGAAGAATGTACGAAAATTCTTTTGCTAGATTTGTAATGTATAGACGTTACTTGAGTATGTACAAGAACGTAACAGAAGAATCTGGAGATGGATTAACTAAAACAACCGTACGGTATGTTCCAGGATCTTCTAAGAAACCTAAGATGCGTGACAATTTAGTATGGGACTTAGTAGACCAAAAGACTGCGGAGATCTCTAAGTCTACTCCTAAGGTAGCATTTATCCCTCAGTCATACTTTGACCAAGATGACATCAACAATGCCAAAGCTTGTAAAATTCTATGCCAATCTCGTATGGAAGAAATGAAGTTTGAGCAACTTTTATCTAAGCAAGATAGAATTATGTTCTTATTCGGGCATACTATTTCTGAAGTTTGTTGGGATGAAGATGAAGGCCCGTTGAATCCTAAGTATGTTAAAAAGAAAAAGCAATATGGCGGTAAAGTTCCTAAGACTACAGAAGACGGAATTGTAATTGAAGGAAAATATCTTAAAGATGATGAGATGAAGCTAGGAGATGTAACCATCAAGCCACTTTGTCCATGGAACTGTTTTCCAGAAGAAACTAAAAAAAATATTAAAGAATGTGACTACTTTGAAACTATTGAATGGAAATTCAAAGAAGAAGTAGAGGCCACCTGGCCTAAGTCTAAAGGAAAGATTCTTGGTAACTCTCATGTTCTTTGGGAAATGAGCAGTTCAAGTTTAAGCATTCCAGAAAATATGATCATGGTTAGAACTTTCTGGCATAAACCTACTAAGTTTTTTACTGAAGGGTGTAAAATTACTTACTGCGATGACGTTATCCTAGATTGGATTGATTTCCCATATGCAGATCAAGAACTTCCATTTGTAGAAGACAAAGATATCGAAATTATGGACGAGTTTTGGGGAAGACCGTTTATAGTAAATATCGAGCAGTATTATAGAATGAATAACTCAATTCTATCTGGTCAAGCCAGAAACCACGGAGTGTTGAATGCTCCTAAGTATGTAGCTCCAGAAGGATCTGTAGATAAGCAATCTCTCAACAATGAGTTTGGATTAATCCAGTATCGTGGCGGTACTCCTCCTCAAATTCTTCAACATAACTACGTAAACCGTGGTGAAATTGAACTAATGGGAACTATCTCATCTCGTACAGGTAAACTGGCACGACTCTTTGATATCTCTAGAGGTAACGTACCTCCAGGAATTACAGCAGCTCAGGCCATGAGACTATTGGAAGACCAACAGTTCCAAGCAATGTCTGTGACATCAAACAACAGAAAGCAAAGAGTTCTTGATTTATACCGAATGGTAATCAAGCGTATGGCACAATACTACAAGCCAGACGACGGAAGAATGTCACGTATTCTTGGATCAAATAACTCTTACTTAATGAGTTCATTCACTAAGTTTGATTTCAATATGATCTATGACCTACGTATCGAGAACAAGTCTGCTATGTCTGATACTCAAGCTGGTAGAATGGCAGAGATTATCGATCTAAATACAGCAAACCAGCAAGATCCGTTATTTGGTAAAAAAGAAATGGTAAAACTTCTAGGGCTTAACCTAACTGAAGCTTTTGCCGATGAAGTTACCTTTGCAGTGGATACTGCTCGTCAATGTTTAGATATGTTGACCAATGGAGAGTTAGCTCCAGCTCCGGAACCTACGGATGGTCTATTAGAATTCCTCGGAGTATTCAGCAGATTCGTAGAATCTCCAGAATTTAAATTTATTGTTAAGCCAGAAACAAAACAAAATATCCTAGACTACATTATGGCAGTAGAGATGCTTTGTTTTGAACGAGCAGCAAAAAACCAAAAGTTTGCTATGGAACTTCAAAGATTTGAAAAGTTTCCTATGGTATTCACCCCACCTGCAGTAATGCAGCCGCAACAAGCCACCCCTCAACCAACCGCTGGCGACACTTCACAATTCGACATGTCGAATACAATGAAGCAAGTCGACCAAGCTATGAAACAAGGAGCTATGTAATATGACAGCCGAAACAGCAGGATTTGAATCATTTGAAAATGCAGGATCAGAAAAGTTTGAAACTTTTGACAATTTTGACACAATTGCAGAAGAAGCTGAAGCCGCAGATGATGATTGGTCTAAACCAGAGCCAGAGTCCAGAGAAAAAGTATCGGAAGATCTTAAAGTCATCAAAGACTCTCAAGCCGACAGCGAAGGTAAAGTAATTAAAGAGGACAAGAAGAAAGCTGAGGCAAAAGAAGGAGAAGATGACGAAGACGAGGAATCT